AACTAGAGTTCCCTACGATCCTGCCTTACCTGTATCTACAGCATGGGATCTCGGTGTCTCCGACCACAGTAGTATAATATTTTATCAACAGCTTGGCAGAAGCATAAGTATAATAGATTATCATGAAGAAAGAGGTCAAGGTTTACCTTATTATGTTCAGCTTGTTAAAGAAAAAGATTATGTTACCTATTTCACTAAAAGAAATTAAATCAGGTGTAAAAGAGGCTGCGTTAGAAGAATCAAATGTAAGTGCAAAATCAAAAGGTGTCAATTTTAGTTTAGTGCCTAAATCATTAACTTGCGATTTAGATGTGACTAAACCACCATTACTTGATACTGGTGAGTTTGGTTTTAAGATGAGAGTTGATGATGAACAAGTTAAAGTACAAGTGCGAAGTTTTAGATATAGTAAACCAACAACAAAACCTCAAACGGATTTGACACCTCAAGGTGGTGGTGCAAAACTAAGCAAAGCTTCAACAGCTGCGATAGACCCATTTTTAGCAAAATTAGGATTACAAGCACCACCCTCAATTGTGCAAGACCCAATGATAAGTATTAATGGCCATTTTAGTAAAGCACAAATAAAATTTTGGGTAGACTTTTTCAATCAAATTAAAGACTATAAAATAGATGGTGAAAAAGTAGATTATGATTTTCCATTTGAGTTGGGTAATAAAAAATCTAGTTTTGAAAAAAACTTAAAATACGGATTAAAAAATTGTGGTAAAGACCCAAACGCTTTAGGAAGAATCACATCTAAATTATTTACTTTAAGATACATTGAAATTTATTATAAAATTTCACAGAAGAAAAAATTTAAAGAATGGCTAGAAACATTATACCTTGGAGCTAAAAAAGAATTTAGCGATTTAAACGGACCTTTCATAAAGATATTTTAGTATCCACTAATAAACTAACATATTGTTTTTATTTAAAAAAATTCAGTTTATACATTCCTAAAATACTAAATATAATCAGACTTCTAGAAAAGGCGTTTATCGTCCCTGGCTGAACAATGAATCACCATTGACAATCAGTCTTCCTTACGATACAATTCTAGAATGTAACCATTTTGATAGGAGGAAAAATCAAATGGGAAACTTATTACTTAATGCACGCTATTTACTTGCACCAGTATTAATTATTGTTGCAGGCGCTGGCGTTCTAATAGGTGGTATGGCTGCTTGGACAGGTGTAATCTTACTATTTGTGGGTTTACTTGTTGATATAGCAACCAAATTTGAAACATCAGGCGTTGGATATGATAGTGAAGGCAACACTAGAGGTTGGTCTACATTTCAAAATCTAACAATGTATTTCATGCTACCTGTGTTCGTATTATTTCAGTTAGTCATGGCATATAGAGTTTACTCTTATATGGCATTTGGCGGTGCTGAAGGCGAACTATTAACTATGGTCTTCGGACTAATACCAATGTATGAAGGCATATCAGGTATTAACTTAATCGGAGCTACTCTATCATCTGGTATCTTTATAGGTATCGGAATCATTTATGGTCACGAACTATCTCACACTAAAGGATTTGGTTTTGTGATTTCAAGAATGATGATGGCGTTATCTGGTTCAGCACATTTCTGCTACGCTCATGTATATAACCATCACCTAGAATTAGCTAGTGAAGATGACCCTGCTACGGCACCAAGAGGTCGTACAATTTATGGTCATTATCCATTATCTTACCTAGGACAATCAAAATTCTTATACAACATGGAAAAAGAAAGACTTAACAGAATGGGTGTATCATTCATTTCATGGCAAAACCGTTGGATACGAGGATATCTAATGGCAGTTCCTACTGTTGCACTTTTCTTTGCCGCTGGTGGTTGGGTAGGTATGGCTTGTTTAGCAACAATTTGGGGTATCTCAAATTTTGAACTAGAAGCTCTTAACTATCTAGAACACTACGGACTTATCCGTGTTAAAGACCAACCAATTGATTACAGACACAATTGGGATAACTCTACTTGCTTTACTGCTTGGTTCTTTATTGAAATCGGCAGACAAGCAGACCATCACGACAGAGGAGAAACTCATTTTTGGGAACTTGAAAATGTCGGATGTCCTAACACAGGTTGGGGTTATTTCGTGGTCTTCTTCATAGCACTTGTGCCACCAATATGGCATTGGTATATGAGAAAAAGATTAGCTGCATGGGATGAACACTTTGCAACTGATGAAGAAAAAGCAATCGCTAATAGAATTAACAAAGAAGTAGGGTATGAAGGAACACCTTTTGTTGGAGATATACTTGGCGACGCTGGAAATGTAGACTTAGGTCTCCGTTCAGCAAAAAGATAAAAAATCTACATAATTGTAGTGGAATTGGGGCGACATTTATCGCCCCTTTTCTTTGGTGGCTTGACAATTTCTCTGTTTTGTGATATCCTAACTTATAAATAGTAGTGTCGGTGTGAATAGTATATTTATGGAAAGATTATTGGTTAATGGATACATTGGAGAAAAAGTGTTTAGTTTTAAAGGGTTTCAAACTCAAAAAAAGAATAAGCATTTAGAACACTTAGAGGACCAGATTATAGATGATGGTTCTAAAGGTGGTGTAAATGCAGTTAATTTCTTAAAATCAATTCGCAATATGCTTGCTGGTCAATCTGGCAAGAAAGTCAACATGACTGTCAAATGGGACGGAGCACCTGCTGTTATCTGTGGTATTAATCCAGAAAATGGTAAATTCTTTGTCGGCACAAAATCAGTCTTCAATAAAAATCCAAAAATTAATTATACAGTTTCAGACATCAATAGAAATCATGGTGGTGTTTTAGCAGACAAGTTAACTGTATGTTTACAGAATTTAAAAAGAGTTGTAAGTAATGGTGTATATCAAGGTGATTTACTATTTACATCAGGTGATTTAAGAGCTGATAATATAGATGGTGAATCTATGATTACATTTACACCTAATACAATTACATATGCAGTACCTTCAAATTCAGGTATTGGTAGAAAAATTAAAAGTGCAAGATTAGGTATAGTCTTTCACACAAAATACACAGGCAAAACTATGCAAGAGTTAAGAGCAGGTTTTGGAACTGTTACAGGTGGCGGTGGCAGAAATGTTTTTCTAGCTTCTGCTGGTTATAAAGATACATCTGGTATGTCTAAATTTACATCAAGTGAATTAGCTAGATTTGATGGACTAATTAGAATGGCAGAGGGTTCATTAAAAAAAGCAGGACCTATTTTAGATTTACTATCAAGTTATTCAAACGACCCTGTAGCTGTATCATTTAGATTAAAAGCATTCTTTAATCAAGTAGTAAGAAATAGCGGAAGTGGTTTTGGCCGTGTAAAAGATATGCAAAAACAATTTAGAGATTATTATATTAGTTTTATTAATGCAGAAATATCAGCAAGAAAAACTCCTGCTGGTCAAGAAAAATATATTCAAGCAAAAAAAGATGGTCTTGCATTTATTGATAGAAATCAATCAGCATTATATTTTGCAATAGCAAGCCATAAAAGTTTAATGAGTGCAAAAGATTTTTTAATTAGTAAGTTAAATCAAGTCCAAAGTATAGGGCATTTTTTAAAAACAGCAAACGGTTATAGGGTAACAGCGCCTGAGGGTTTTGTCGCAGTAGATAGAGTGGCAGGTGCAGTTAAACTTGTAGACCGATTGGAGTTTAGCAGAGCGAACTTTACAATGGACAAAAATTGGGGATAATATTATGGAACTAAACAGAGATGGTGATGGTTTTTTAGTAAATACAAATGATTGGTCAGAAGAAGTTATGAATCAAATGGCTTCAGAAGATGATTTTGAAATTACAGAAGAAATCAAAACTTATATTGAAAAGGCAAGACAAATGTATAACGAAACAGGTACAGTACCAGCAGTTAGAATATTTGCAAAAGAATTTGGTATGGATAGAAAGGCAAGTAAACTTTATGATGTCTTTAAATCTGGACCTATGAAAAAAATTGCAAAGTATGGTGGTCTACCTAAACCAACAGGGTGTGTATAATGACTATTGAAGCAAATGGTAAAACTTATGAAACAGATGAAGAAGGTTATTTAGCTAATCTAAATGATTGGAATAAAGACCTTGCTGAAGCAATGGCTACAGAAGATAAAATTAATCTATCAGAAGACCATTGGGAAATAATTAATTTTCTTCGTGAGTATTATGAAGAATATCAAATAGCGCCAGCTGTTAGAGTGTTAACTAAAGCAGTAGGTAAAAAACTAGGAAAAGAAAAAGGTAATAGTAAATATCTGTACGAATTATTTCCGTACGGACCTGGAAAACAGGCTTGTAAATTTGCAGGATTACCTAAACCAACAGGTTGTGTTTAATGTCAGTAAAAGAAGAAGAAATAAAAAACTTTTCATCTAGTATAGGTATCACTAAACATGATACACCTATGTTAGATGAATTAGAACATGGTCCTTGGCCAAGTTTTATTTCAGGTATAAAAAGATTAAGAGACCAACATCCTGAGGAAAGAATTAATAAAATGACTAATGACCTTTTAGGTCAATTAGAACATTCATATGAAACAAGAAAAGGTTATTGGAAAGGTGGTACAGTATCAGTTTATGGATATGGCGGTGGTATCATACCTAGATTTTCAGAAGTAGGCGATGTTTTTCCAGAATCAAAAGAGTTTCATACTTTAAGAGTACAACCACCAGCAGGTAATCATTATACAACAGATATTTTAAGAAAGTTAGCTGATAGTTGGGAAAAATGTGGTTCAGGTCTGGTAACATTTCATGGTCAGACAGGAAACATCATGTTTATTGGTTCCACAACAGACGCTACTCAACACTTCTTTGATGATATAAATGAGTATGGATTTGATTTAGGTGGTGCTGGACCGTGTGTTAGAACTGCTATGTCATGTGTTGGTGCTGGTAGATGTGAAATGTCAAACATTAATGAACAAAAAGCACATAGATTATTAGTCAATAACTTTACAGATGATGTGCATAGACCAGCGTTACCATATAAATTTAAATTTAAAGTATCTGGATGTCCAAACGATTGTATGAACTCAATTGAAAGGGCAGATATGTCAATCATAGGAACATGGCGTGATGACATGAAAGTAGACCAACACGAAGTACAAGAGTTTATAAAATTAAAAGGTAGAAAATATGTTATTGATAATGTAGTTACTAGATGTCCTACAAATGCAATATCAGTAAATGATGATAATACTTTTGAGATAGACAATAAAAACTGTGTAAGATGTATGCATTGTTTAAATGTTATGCCAAAAGCATTATCTCCAGGTGATGATAGAGGAGCTTCTATATTAATGGGTGGTAAGAGAACATTAAAAATTGGCGACCTTATGGGAACAGTTATTGTTCCGTTTATGAAATTAGAATCACAGGAAGATTGGGACAAGTTAGTAGAGTTAGCAGAAGATACAATTGATTTTTGGGCTGAAAATGCATTAGAACATGAGAGATGTGGAGAAATGATTGAAAGAATTGGTCTTGTAAATTTCTTAGATGGTATAGGTGTAGATGTAGACCCTAATATGGTGGCTACTCCTAGAGAATCTAGTTATGTCAGATTAGATGATTGGGACCAAGAAGCAATTAAATGGTATGAAAAGAAAAAGGCTAATACATGAAAACATTTGAAGAATTAAAAGTTAATTTACAAGAACAAGATGAACCTATGATGAGGGTAATTATGTTAGGTGGACCTGGTTCTGGTAAATCTACTTATTCAAAATTTATAACAAAACATTTTCAGATACCTCATGTTTATACAGGTGATATGATGAGAAGTTTAGCACAACAAGATACAGATATAGGTAAAAAAGTTAAAAGTGCATTAGACAAAGGCGATTATGTAGATACTAAAATAGTTTTAGATACTTTAGAGGCAAGACTACAAAGAAAAGATACAAAAAGAGGATATGTGTTAGATGGTTTTCCTAGAAGTATGCAACAAGTAAGAGAGATGGAAAGAAGAAACATTGGTTATGACCATGTCGTATTTTTAGATGTGGCAGAAGATGAAGTTGTAAGAAGACTTACATCTAGAGGTCGTGCTGATGATAAACCAGAAATTATAAAAAATAGAATTGCAGTATATAAGAGAGAAACTATGCCTGTAATTAAACATTTTGAAAATAAAATGCTCAATATTAGAGTAGAAGGCGGAGAACAAATAGAAGATGTAGCCGCCAATATCATAGATAGATTAGAGGCGGCTGATGAAGACTTTTAATTACAAACAATTCTTAATCAAAGAGGGTGTTTACGACCCTGGTATATTCAAGGCATATTTTCTTGCAGGTGGACCTGGTTCAGGTAAATCATTTGTAACATCAAGTGCATTTGCAGGTTTAGGATTAAAACTTGTAAACTCAGATTCAGTTTTAGAAAAATATTTAAAAGACGCTGGTCTATCTTTAAAAATGCCTGATAGTGAAAAGTCTTTAAGAGACCCTCTAAGAGATAGAGCAAAAGTTACAACACAAGCTAGACTAGATTTATATTTAAGAGGTAGATTAGGTGTAATTATTGACAGCACAGCAAGAGATGTAGCAAAAATAGGTAGACAACAAAAACTATTTAAAATATTAGGATATGATACTTATATGATATTTGTAAATACATCATTAGAAGTTGCATTAGATAGAAATAAAAAAAGAGATAGAACGGTACCTGAATTTGTAACAAGAAAATCACATAAAGAAATACAAAGTAAAATGGGTATATTGCACAAAATGTTTACACCTGGCAATTTCTATATTATAGATAATAACAGTAGTGAAAAGGAGTTAGTTACAACAACATTAAATAAGGCGGCTTCAATAGTAAGAAGAACTTATACAGCACCACCAAAAAGTTGGATTGCAAAAGAATGGATTAAAGCACAGTTAGCTAGTAAGAGGAAATAATGTTTAAATTTTTAGAAAACTTATTTAAAGATGACATTAAAGAAAGTATCATAGACATACCAAGGCGTATCTATGCACCTGGTGTTTTTGATGACGCTGATACTGATAATCCAAAATTAAAACCTGTTGTCTTAGATATGATAAAAGACCAGTTAAAAGATTTTGAAAGATTAGCACCTGTTGTTAGATACAGTTTAATTGGTTCTATACTTACAAAAAGATATCGTAATGACGCTGACTTAGATATCAATGTATTATTTGATGTGCCAGAAAGTGAACAAGAAGAAAAAAGATTAGAGTTTTCAAAACAATTAAAAGGCATTAATGGTAGACTTGTACCAGGAACACAACACCCTATAAATTATTTTATTATTACAGACCCTAAATTAGAAAGAGCAAATAAAATAAAAGCTGATGGCGTCTTTGACATTGATAAAAATAAATTTATTAGAAGACCTGTACCACAAGATTTTGACCCTAAAAAATATGAAAAAGATTTTCAAAAGAAAGTACAAGAAATTGATATTATAAAAGGTGAACTAAAAAGAGATTTAGTAGATTACGAAGAATTAAAAGAATTAACACCTAATGATGTACTAAATTTACAAGATAGAGTTAATGGTAAATTAGAAGAAATAGAGGATAGTGTTAGAACACTAAAAGATATTGGCGATACTTTAGTACAAGATAGGAGAGATATCTTTAGTAGAGATATGACACCTGATGAAATTAGAGAGTATGGTATTCATAATAAATTACCAAAAAATATCATCTATAAGATGTTAGAAAAATATCATTATATGAAGTTTTATAAAAAACTAAAAGATATTTTAGAAGATGATAAAATAACAGATGATGAAATTAAAGATTTACAAATACACGAAGCTACAGGTAAAACTGTTGCATTTGCTTTTGGTAGATTTAATCCACCAACAATAGGTCATCAAAAATTAATTCAAAAAGTTGTATCACAACCAGCAAATAAACATTTAGTATATTTAAGTAGAAGTAATGACCCTAAAAGTAATCCATTACCACCAGCTGAGAAACTTAGTTTTATGAAAAAAATGTTTCCAAGATATAGCAATATGTTTAAGATAAACACTACTAATATGATATTAGATATTGCTACTAGTTTATATCAACAAGGTTATAAAAATATAAATTTTGTTGCAGGTAGTGATAGAGTTAGAGAATTTGATACAATACTAAAAAAATATAATGATGTAAAATCTAGACATGGATATTATAATTTTGATAATATAAAAATAACAAGTGCAGGTGAAAGAGACCCAGACGCCGAAGGTGCTACAGGTATGAGTGCAAGTAAAATGAGAGCTGCTGTATCTAGTAAAGATTTTGCAAGTTTTAAAAAAGGTTTACCTACAAGTTTTGGTGATAGTATACCTTTATATAAAGCAGTTGCAAAAGGCATGAAAGTAAGCTTAGCTGCTGGTGTAGGTAGTGTTGGTCATCATGTAGGTTATGAATTTAAACCTGTGGCTAGTTTAGAAGAATTTGAACAAAAACAAATAAGAGATTTATATATTAGAGAAATGATATTCAATGTAGGTGATAAAGTAAATTATGTTGTTGAAGATATTAATGGTGAGGTAAAAAGGAGAGGCACAAATTATATTGTTATAGAAGACAATAATAATAATTTACACAAATGTTGGATTTGGGATTGCATACCTGAATCAGGAAATAGAGAGGTAGAAATGAGAGAGTATGACTTAAATGTTGACTACGGTTTTGAGGCTGTTAACGAGAGAAAACAACCACAAGATAAAGATGTAGAAAAAGAACCTGGTACTCAACCAAAAAAGTATTACAAAGACCTTAAAAAAGATACTAAACAAAAAAGAGCAGACTTTTTTAAGAAACAAGATACAACAGATACATCACCCGATAGTTATAAGAAAGCACCAGGCGATGAAACAGGTAAAACTAAACCATCTAAACATACACAAAAATATAAAAAGATGTTTGGTGAACTTAAAAAAGATTTAAATGACGCTTGTTGGTCAGGATATAAACAAGTTGGTATGAAAAAGAAAGGTAAAAAAATGGTGCCTAATTGTGTACCAGAAGAAGCAGAGGCAATATTAGATTTAGATGAAAAGGCAAAAGAGTTTCATATGTTTAGCACCAAAAAAGACGCTGAGAAAAAGGCAAAAGAGATTGGTGGTAAAGTAGTAACTGGTACTGGTAAATCAAAAGGTTATTTTGCCGCTATAAAAGAGGCAACACACGATTGTCCACCAGCTGTACAAAATGTAGATTTAAATACAAAGAACAGAGACCAAACTACTTTAAGACATAACTACGGTCCTTTAAATGTAGATGAACCAGGCGATTATTGGGAAAAAATTGCAGACCAATGGAAAACTTCTGTAAAAGCAGCTAAGATGTCATTATGTGCAAACTGTATCGCATTTGATATATCACCTAGAATGAAAGAGTGTATGCCTGGCGTTGCAAGTGATGGCGAAGGAGAACTAGGTTATTGTTGGATGCACCACTTTAAATGTCATAGTAGAAGGTCTTGTAATACATGGGCAAAAGGTGGTCCTATTGTAGATAATAAAATATCTTATATATGGCATGACAAGTCAAGTCTTGATGAGGCATATGAGATAGGTCAAGATTACGCTAATCATTGTAAAGATATGACACCAGGTGAATCACCTGTTGAGAAACCTGTTGATAGTAAAGATGTTACACCTGAAATTAGAAAGAAAAGGTCATTAAAAAACTTTACGGAATACTTGGCTGAAGTACCCGAGGAGGATAAATATTCACATCTTGAAGAAGAACTTGAAATTACTGAGGCAGAATACCAAGGTAAGAAAGTAAAACTTAACGACCCAATTAGAGGCGGTAGTAAGAAGTTTTATGTATATGTCAAGAATAATAAGGGTAATGTAATTAAGGTATCTTTTGGCGATACAACAGGATTGAGTATCAAGAGAGATGACCCAGAGAGGAGAAAGAGTTTTAGAGCAAGACACAATTGTGATACTGCTAAAGATAAAACAACAGCAAGATATTGGTCTTGCAGAATGTGGACTGC